GAGCAGTTCGCCTGGGTTGCCCCTAGCACGCTTGGCCGCCACCAAGGGCGCATTGATTGAAGAACACGAGGAGTTCCTAATCGATTGCGTCATGGAGCGGCTGCATCTTCTTGATAGCGTGTCGGAGGACGACCTTCGCAAATTCACCCCTGAGCAGTTGGTTCAGCGCGGCTTCGTCGACCCTGTGCGGTTCTTTGGAAAGAATGAGCCCCACACCGTCGAGAAGATGCGCCTGGGTAGGTTGAGGCTGATTGCATCAGTCTCGATTGTCGACGAGATCATTGAGCGGTTGCTCTGTGCCACGCAAAACGAGGCAGAGATCGACAACTGGATGTTGTGTCCGTCGAAACCCGGCATGGGCTTGTCCCAAGATTTCCAAGCTCGAAAGTTGTACCAGTATGCCGAGCCCCACCTGTCCACCAGTCGCCAGACTGATGTGAGTGGGTGGGATTGGTGTATGCAGTACTGGATGTTTATGCTTGATTGCTCTGCGCGGATTCGTCTGTGCGGAGCGCCCGAGCAGGGCGCGTTTGCGCGTATTCTTAGGAATCGCATGACGTGCTTGGCCACATCCCTCCTGATCACCTCAGACGGGCAGATGTTCGTGACCGCTTATCGCGGAATTATGAAATCTGGCTCGTACCTAACCTCTTCTACCAACTCCCGAGTGCGCGTTGCGTTGGCGTACCTAGTCGGTGCGTCTTTCGCGATGGCCATGGGGGACGACTGCAATGAGACCGATACCGATCATCCATTTGAAAGGTATCTGTCTCTTGGCATTCGGTTGAAGGGCGTGTCGGATTGTCCGGTCGGAACTTTTGAGTTCTGCTCTCACGTGTTTGACGGAGAGGTAGCTCGTCCCTTAAATGGGGTGAAGTCGCTTTTCCGATTACTCACGAGTGCCCCGTCCCACGAGCTGCTGATGCAGTTTCGTCAGGAGATGAGGCATAGTGCGGACCTTCCCCGATTGGAGAGGGTGATTTTGGAGTCTGGGTGGAGCTCCAAGATCGTGCAACCAAGTTTCGATCTTTAAATGGCGAGAAAGAAG